TCCGCCCTCACCAGCAACGTGCCATCGACGGGCTCAAGCAATCCATCGTGGATGGACATCGCCGCCCGATGCTTCAGGCACCGACCGGGGCAGGCAAGACCGTCATCGCTGCCCACATCGTCGCCGGGGCTCGTGCGAAGGGCAAGCGCCTCGCGTTCTGCGTCCCCTCGATCGGGCTCATCGACCAGACGTTTGAGCGGTTTGTCGAGAACGGCATCGACCCGGCCGAGATGGGCGTGATCCAGGGCAACCACCCGTGGAAGCGTCCTGGCGCACCGATCCAGATCGCCACCGCGCAATCGCTGGCGCGCCGTGATCGTCCCGACGTGGACCTGATCGTCATCGACGAAGCCCACGTGATGCACAAGGTCTATCAGACCTGGATGGACGAACAGCCAGAGCGGTTGTTTATCGGCCTCTCCGCAACGCCTTGGGCCAAGGGCCTCGGAAAGCGCTTCGACGACCTGATCAAGCCGACCTCGACGCAAGAACTGATCGACCTCGGCATGCTGTCGAAGTTCCGCGTGTTCGCCCCCAGCCATCCCGACCTGACCGGCGTTCGCACTGTGGCCGGTGACTACCACGAAGGCGATCTGGCCGAGGCGATGTCGAAGGCGCATCTCGTGGCCGACGTGGTGACGCAATGGCTGGCCCGCGGCGAGAACCGCCCGACGCTGTGCTTCGCCGTCAACCGCGCTCACGCCCAACTGCTCGCAATGCAGTTCACCGAGGCCGGTGTCCCGACCGCCTACGTCGATGCCGAGACGCCGCGCGAGGAACGCGACCAGATCGGCAAGCGGCTGGCATCCGGTGACGTGAAGGTGGTTTGCAACATCGGCTGTCTCACGACCGGCATCGACTGGGATGTGCGCTGCCTGATCCTGGCTCGCCCGACCAAATCCGAGATGCTGTTCGTGCAGATCATCGGCCGGGCGCTGCGCACCGCAGACGGCAAGGATCACGCGATCATTCTGGATCACTCCGACACGCATCTGCGGCTCGGAATGGTGACGGACATTGACTTTGACGAACTCGACGACGGCAAGGCGAAGTCGGCAGCGGATCGCAAGGCGAAGGAAAAGCGCCTGCCGATGCCGAGGGAGTGCAAATCGTGCGCTGCCCTCGTGCCAGCGCTGATGCGTGAATGCCCATGCTGCGGAGCGGTACAGCCGCCGCGCCATGGCGTTACCGTGGGCGATGGAGACCTTGCCGAGTTCGGAGCGCGCAAGAGCGGGAAGCCGCAGACGGTGCGCGATCAGATTGCGGCGCAGGGCAAGCGTGCGGTCTACATGCAGTTGCTCTGGATCTGCGAGGAACGCGGCCACTCTCTCGGGTGGGCTGCGCACAACTACAAGGACGTGTTCGGGGACTGGCCGCGTGGGTTGTCGAAGACGGCAGCCGCAGAGCCAACCCAGCTCATGCGCCGCTGGATTCAGTCGCGCAACATCGCGTTTGCTCGTGCGCGTCAGAATGGCGAGGCGCGCTATGCGGTTTGAGCGCATCCAAGACAAGGCCATCGGCCGCTGGCGCACGCTTCTGCCATTTCTCGGCGTCGAAGAACGGTTCCTATCATCGAAGCACGGCCCCTGCCCGATCTGCGGCGGCACCGATCGCTTCCGTTGGGACGACAAGGCGGGCAGTGGTTCCTTCTACTGCAACCACTGCGGCGCTGGCTCCGGCGTCGATCTCGTGATGAAGGTCAACGGCTGCACCTTCATCGAGGCAAAGAAGCTCATTGAGCAGCACTTGCCAAGTGCGGTGGTGCAGGTGCCAAAGGCCAGACGCGAGACGAGCATCGACACGCTGGCCGCGATCTGGAACCGCGCACAGAAGCTCACTGGCAGCGATCCGGCATCGTGGTATCTCTCGCGCCGGGGACTGCCGATCGACTCGCCATCGCTGCGCTGGCTTCCCAAGTTCACCTATGTGCACGACGACAAGAGCAAGACCGAACACCCGGCCATGCTAGCGATGTTTGTCGGCCCCGATCGGTCGGCGCACACGATTCAATACACCTACCTGGATGGATCAGGACGCAAGGCGGAAGTGCCGAAGCCTCGCAAGCTGGCTCCCGCGAAGATCCCGGCCGGTGGTGCAGTTCGCCTTGCGCCATCTGCTGAGACAATGGGGATTGCCGAGGGTGTCGAGACGGCGCTAGCCGCTGCCAAAATGTTCGACATTCCCGTGTGGTCGGCATTGTCGGCTGGTGGCCTGATGAAGTGGCAACCGCCTGTCACGGCGAAGCACATCATCGTGTTCGGTGACAACGATCGCTCGGCAACGGGTCAGGTTGCGGCGTGGAACCTTGCGCATCGACTGATCACGGAAGGGCTGAGCGCAGAAGTTCGCATTCCCGAGACGGCCGACACCGATTGGAACGACGTTCTGACATCGGAGGAAGCATGAAACCCCTCCATAAGCGCGTGCCTACCGCAATAGCCTCCGAGTACGTCGCCCAGGGCTGGACCATCTGGAAGCGTGAAGGCCGAACTGTAGTGCTCGAGTGGCGCAAAGCAGGAGCCCCGCCATGATCTACCTAGCAGAGATCGAGGGAAGGCAACTGAGAGAGGCGGCGGAATGAAGAAGCTCCGCGTGCTCGACCTGTTCAGCGGTATCGGCGGCTTCAGCTTGGGGCTCGAACGCACGGGCGGATTTGAAACCGTCGCCTTATGCGAAATCGAGGAATACCCCCGCCGCGTCCTTCAAAAACACTGGCCCAAGGTTCCAATCTACCATGACGTTAGAGAACTCACAGCCGACACTCTTCGACGGGATGGAATTGCCGTCGATGTCATTTGTGGGGGCTTCCCGTGCCAGGACTTATCTTGAGCTGGGACTGGCGCAGGACTTGCCGGAGAACGATCAGGACTGTGGAGCGAGTTCGCAAGGCTCATTGGCGAGCTACGACCATGCTACGCGATCTTGGAGAACGTGGCAGCGCTCCTTGACGACGGAATGGGAACCGTTCTCGGAGACTTGGCCAGCATCGGGTATGATGCGGAATGGCAAGTTGTTTCTGCGTGCTCCTTGGGTGCACCACACATGCGACAGCGCGTGTTCGCAGTGGCCTACCCCAACAGCCAGCATGGACGGTCGCGGGTTCGGCATTCCGCTGCACGAAAAAACCGGACGCTACAAGAAATCTACGATCTTGCGGGTGCACGCGCTCGTGAAAGCGCACGGCTGGAAAATCCATCCGCGCTTTACCGAGGTGCTGATGGGGTTGCCCATGGGATGGACCGAAATCACGCCATCGGAAACGGGATTTATCCTGCCGTTCCGCAGATCATCGGCCGCGCGATCCTCCAAGCAGAAGGACTGACGCCATGATCCCCGCGACCGCCCTTCACTTTCTCCTCGCTCTCGAGGCAGCAGCGAAGAAAAAGCAGACGAAGAAAGCCAAGAAAGCAGCGTTGGCCCAGGCCCAGCAGCAGCAGAGACAGGAGATTGTGAGGTCATGAAGAAGATCGGCACGAAGATCGACACTCACCGCATGGACAAGAACGGCAAGCTGGTCCGCATCGACAAGGCCCCGACCCAGGTCAAGCAAGCCCGCCGGCGCAAGGCTGGAAAGGTCACAGGAGCCAAGCCAGCTCGATAATTTGCCTACCGCGTGCGCGTCTCCGATAACGGAGAGAACATGACCACACTCGCCGCCTTCCGCGTCGCTCCGCAGATGGAGTTCAAGGCCGCCGAAGAATTCCGCCAGCACAACGTCAGGGCCTATGTCCCGCGTGATCCGACTGCCAAGAGGAAATCACCCGTGGCCCGCGGCTACGTCTTTGCTGCCTCGGCCTACAAGCCCGCCTTCGCCAAGCACGTCGGCAACAAGATCGGGAACCTACCGGCTCGAGAACTGGCCTCGCTCTACCTGCGTCGCGAGCGCAGGGCCGAGAGCCTGTGCCCGTTCAAGCCAGGCGATCAGGTCATCATCCGCAAGGGGCACGCTGCCGATCTGCCAGCAACCGTGAAGGAAGTCCGCGGCCGAACCTGCATCGTGACATACGCCATGCTTGGCAAGGTTCATCAACAGGCCATACCATATGCTGCGCTTCACCCTGGTTGAACACGCTTGCAATTGTGTTTGCTTTACGGCATAAGGCGTATTGGCTTCCGGTGATGATCTCAGCGTGCACCGCCCAGGTTCCGGCTATAGACCGTTGAGCCGCGACACCAAAAATGCGCCTTGAACACTGACAGGCGGCTCTAATTGGGCCGCCCGTTTCGATTCCAACCGCCGCTCTTTTCCGCAGGCAAGCTGGGGTGTCTGACTAACGCTTAGGAAGGCCAGATCAGTTTCGACGGTTGGTTCACGTGTTCACGCTGCAAATTTGGCCGTCCCCAGCAGATTTTACAGAGGAACCACATGACCGACGCACAGCAGATCATTGCCGCTATTAGCGAACTGCAGGAAACGATCAAGTCGTCGGCTGCTGAAAATATCGCTAGCGCTCACGATCCGTTTGGCGACGCCCGAAAGGTTCGCGCTCACGTCGCAACCATGCTGATTCAAACCATGGGCGGGGACGTTGTTTCGACGCTCAAGAAAGCGCGGCAAATCTGCGAGTTCATCGAGACCGGAAAAACTCTGGAAGCCGTCTAACGCCACTCACCTAACGCTTCACGCTGACCACGATCAGCACACTACGCTACCCCCGGAAACTCACCACTCAACAACCGGCACATGACGGCAAATATCCTCGTTTGCGTCTTCATCAGCCTGATCATCGCAATCATTGCCGGTAACGCTGCCTCGTATGGTGAAGACCCCGAATGAAATCGCAGACCGTATCCGTGCCCGCATGCGTTCTTTGCGCCTCACAAAGAGGTTGAGCCATGACCGCCCGCGAGTTCATCAAGACCCGAACCCTAGCCCAGCACGCCGGCCTTGCCATGATCACGGCGGGGCTGATGGCGTTCGTGTATCAGGCATGGAAGAACGCCAAGACCGCGACACGGTATTCCGAAGGCTCGGATGTCTACATTGATGCCATCGGCGGCATTGCGCCCGAACTGTTCGTGGCTGCGGCTGCTGTCGGCATCATCGCCCTCTCGCACCGTGGCAAGCTCACGTCCAAGCGCTCACTCTACGCCCTGATGGCGCTCTGCGTCGGTTTCGGCGTGTTCGCATCCTTTCAGCAGATCACGGTCGGCCGCATCAACAAGGCCGCCGACAATTCGGTAAACGCGAAGAACCTCGAGGATCGCGCGACCGAACTGAAACGTATCGAGGGCGAGTTGGCGAACCTGTCCAACATCCCCGCCGTGGCGACCGCTACCTCTGCCCTCGGCAAGCTCAAGACCCGTAAGGGATGGAACGAGACCAACGGCTGCGCCAATCCCGGCAGCTTCACGGTGCTCTGCCGTCAGGTGGCCGATGCAAACCGCATCATCGGTGCCGCGCAGCGCAAGGAAAACCTCGAGGCTCGCCAGCGTGACTTGAGCACCAAGAACGAGCGCACCACCGGCGCGCAGGTATCGAAAGCTGATCCTGCTGCAGAAGGCTTGGCCGCATTCACCGGCTGGCAGATGCAGTCAGCACAGATGGTCATCGCTGGTTTTATGGCGGTGGTAATGATGCTCGTCGGCATGTTCGGCGTGCACTTCGGCCTGCTCGTCTACGGCATGGACGAAGCCGCCCAGCCCACCGCTGCCATTGTCCCCATCAGGCCCGCTCACCCTGTTGGCTCTGCTCACGTAGGCCCGACAAGTGGACCCATGATTCCGGCAAGCCTAAAGGTCGCCAATGGATGACCTAGAAGACGACACCGAAGGCTTCCGCATCATTGAACCAAAGGAACGCAAGATGGCCAAGAAACCCACGCCCATGGCGAAGCCCTCCGCCAAGCCTCCCATGAAGCCCTCTAAGGGCGGCAAGAAATCCGGCTGCTGAACAGCGTTGCACGTGAAACAATGAGTGATGAAGAACCTGAATTTACAGGCGAAGAGCAGGGCAAAGATACTCGGTTCAAGCCCGGTCAATCAGGAAACCCTGCTGGAAGACCCAAGGGAGCCCGCGGAAAGCTCGATCAGGCATTCGTTGAGGCACTGTACGAGGACTTCAAGACCGGCGGCGCAGAGGCTATTCGGAAGTGCCGTGAAGACAAGCCCGACGTCTACCTCAACGTAATTGCAAAAGTTGTTCCGAAGCAAGTCGATGTCACAGCCGACCCCGCCGTTGCCGATCTCGCGGCAGGATTACACGCCGTTGCTGACTTCCTTGGCTCGTTTGCCGCCGAAGCAAGCAGCCCCGATTATGCGGGGATGGTGCCAGACGGATCTGTTCTTTCTGTTGGTGCACGGGCTCAAGCGCACTGACGCCGACAAGGAATGGTGTTTCCAACGTTGCCGCGAGGTTCAAGCCAATCCTGACGGGTATTTGGACCTCTGGTCTCGCGAGCACTACAAGTCCACGATCATCACGTTTGCCAAGACGATACAGGACATCCTGAACGATCCCGAGATCACGGTCGGCATATTCTCGCACACGCGACCGATCGCGAAAGGCTTCATGCGCCAGATCAAGCGCGAGTTCGAAGCCAACCGAATGCTGCAAGAGTTGTTCCCCGATGTCCTCTGGACCAACCCGCAGTCAGAAGCGCCGAAGTGGTCGGAAGACGAAGGGCTGATTGTCAAGCGCAAGGGAAACCCGAAAGAGGGCACGCTTGAAGCATGGGGCCTCGTCGATGGTCAGCCGACATCGAAGCACTACAAGCTGATGGTGTATGACGACGTGGTGACGCGCGAAAGCGTGACGACGCCTGATATGATCGCCAAGGTAACGGAAGCGTGGGAGCTTTCGCGCAACCTGAGTTCCGAAGGCGGACAGACCCGCTACATCGGCACGCGCTATCACTTCAACGACACGTACAAGACGATCATGGACCGCGGCGTCAAAGCCCGCATCTATCCGGCGACAGTGGACGGCCAGATCGAAGGCGAACCAGTGTTGCTAAGCCGCGAGCGCTTGGCCGAGAAGCGCCGCGAGATGGGGCCGTACACATTCGCCTGCCAGATGATGCAGAACCCGAAGGCGGACGAGACGCAGGGATTCAAAGACGCTTGGCTGCGCCACTACGACAGCACCGACCGCCAAGGCATGAACGTCTGCATCCTGGCTGACGCTGCCAGCGAGAAGAAGAAGACCAGCGACTACACGTCCATGTGGGTCATCGGCTTCAACAGCGACAATAACATCTACGCGCTCGACTTCATTCGCGACCGCTTGAACCTGAAGCAGCGCGCCGATGCGTTGTTTTCGCTCCATCGCAAATGGAAGCCGGGCGAGGTCGGGTACGAAAAGTACGGCATGATGGCCGATGTCGAGTTCATGTACGCGGAGATGGAGCGCAGAAACTACCGCTTCGCCATCACCGAGCTTGGCGGTTCGATGCCGAAGAACGATCGCATTCGCCGGCTTGCCCCGTACTTTGAACAGGGCCGGGTGTGGCTGCCGCGCATTCACTTCAAGACCAATTACGAAGGCGCTGCCCGCGATCTGGTGAGCGCGTTCATTGAGGAAGAATACAAGCCGTTCCCGGTCGGCCTGCACGATGACATGCTGGATGCGCTGTCCCGCATGTTCGATCTCTACCCAGGCGGCCTGGACTTCCCCGCCTACGTTGAACCGGATGAAGCGCCCATGCGCATGGGTTCGTTGGGATCTAGCCAGGACACGGGCGCATGGATGGGGATGTAATCAAGCCAGCCTCCAAAGAGGAAGCCAAATTGGCCGAAAGCGTGAAGGCGTTTCTTGAGCAGGCCGGCGCATCGAACGTGCAGGTGCGCGCTGTTGGCGTGTACGACATAGACCGTGACGTTTCCACCATCAGGCTAGAAATCACCGCTGATGTACGCTGAAGCCATGGGCGGCGGCGCTAACGCCGAACTAACGCCCCAAGACAGCTTCAATCAGACCTACCCGCAGAAAGACGGCCAACCACGCGACATCGTGGGCGAGGTTCGTGAACGCTTGACCGAAGCGTTCACGTTCGATCGGAACAACCGCGAAGATGCGGTGATGGACCTCAAGTTCCTGGCCGGAGATCAATGGCCTGAGTACGCCCGCGCAGCTCGCGTCAATCGTCCCATGCTGACGATCAATAAGCTGCCGCAGTTCCTGCACCAGATCACCAACGACATTCGCCAGAGCGCGCCATCGCTCAAGGTCACGCCGGTAGATGGCAAGGCCGATCCGTCGATGGCCAAGGTTTACGACGGCATCATAGCCGACATCCAGTACCGTTGCAGCGCAAAGCACGTGTACGCGACAGCTGCTTACCATGCTGCAGCTTGCGGTATTGGCCACTTCCGCGTCATCACGCGCTATGCTGATGATGCTTCGTTTGATCAGGACATCGCGGTTGAGAGCATTCCCTACCCGCTCGCGGTGTATTGGGACCCCGCCGCGGTCAAGCCTGATCGCTCCGACGCGATGTGGTGCATCGTCGTGGACCTCGTTCCGCGCGCCACGTTCAAGCTCAAGTACCCGAACGCGCAGCAGATCAGCGTCAACGAACTGCGCGCAAACAACTTTGCATCGGGTCTATTCTGGACGACGCAGGACTACATTCTTGTTGCGGAATACTGGTGCAAACACCCCGTAGAGCGCACGATCTGCGCATTCCAGAACGGCGAAACGTACGACACGACCGATCTGAGCATGATGCAGATGGTCCAGTTGCAGCAGACGCACGGTCCCGTCGTCGCGCAGCGCAAGGCCAAAAGCTACAAGGTTCAGCAGTCGTTGGTGACGGGTGCAGAGGTGCTGTCTGGCCCGCATCCATGGTCTGGCAAATACCTGCCCATCGTGCCTGTGATCGGGACCGAAGTTCCGTTGGAGCGCGTCACCATCCGCAAGGGCCTCATTCGCGACGCCCGCGATGCGATGCAGCTCTACAATTTCTATCGCTCTGCTGCAGCCGAAGCGATTGCGCTGGCACCGAAAGCGCCGTGGCTGGTAACAGACACTATGATCGCTCAGCACAAGGGCGACTGGAACACGGCCAACACGCAAAACCGTCCATTCCTGCGCTACACGCCAGATTCGAAAGCGCCGGGCATGGCTCCGACGCGCATCCATCCGCCAGAACCGCCGCAAGCGCTGTGGGAAGAAAGCCGCGTCGCAACGGAAGACCTCAAGGCGACGACAGGCATTTATGACGCCTCTCTGGGGGCCAAGAGCAATGAGACCTCCGGCATCGCCATCAAGCGCCGCGAGCAACAGGGCGATACGGCGAACTACCATTACACGGACAACCTGCAACGCTCGCTTGAGCATTGCGGCCGCATCCTGATCGACTTGATTCCGAAGGTGTACGACAACGAGCGCGTCGTTCGCTTGCTAGGCGAGGACGGAACCGAAAGTTTCGTCCCCATCAATCACGTGCTCTATTCCGACCAGGGCGAGCAGGTGATGGTCAACGATCTGTCGGTTGGTCGCTTCGACATTCGCGTCACCATCGGGCCCAGTTACGCCACGAAGCGCCTGGAAGCTGCCGCGGCCATCGTCGAAATCATGCAGGCTCTTGGCCCCGAGGTTGGCGGCGTGCTGGCAGACATCGCCGTGCGCAACCTCGACATCCCCGACGCGCAGGAAGCGGCGCAGCGCATTCGCAACATGCTGCCGCAGCAAGCGTTGCAAGACCCGAACGCACCACCGCCGAACCCGCTCGATGATCCGATGGCAAGGGCGGAACTCGCCGGCAAGTTCGCCACGGCACATAAAACCATGGCCGACGCCAATAAGACCGCGATCGAGACACAGGCGATGTTTGGCATGATGGCCCCACCGGTGCCACCGCCGCTGCCGCCTGAGATCCCGATGGGCGGACCGCAGCCGATGCCAGGCATGATGCCGCCTGGAATGGATCAAGGTCCGACCATGATGCCGGGCGGAGAAATGAACCTCGATCAGATGCCATTACCGCAGCCCAACGGCCTGCCGCCGGGGCCGCTTACGCCTTTGTGACCGTGCGTAATCACCGCCGTTAGGCTGGAGCTTCCCACATGACTGACACGACCACCGCCCCGGTAGCGCCGGAGGCCGGACAAACTGCACCTGTAGCACCAGAGCGTTTTCGCGACGAACAAGGTCGCTTTGTCACCGCGTCCGACAAGCCAGAAGACACATCCGCAGCGGCTCCGGTAGATGCCGCACAACCCGCCGAAGGGGCACAACCCCAGACGCCGGACAGCAATTCAGACGAGAAGCCCGACCCGAAGCGCGAGCGGTCACGCCAGCGCTGGCAGGAGATGAAGTCCAGGGTACGTGAGGCGGAAAACCAGGCGCAGTATTGGCGTAGCCTTGCCGAACGACACCAGCAGGAAGCGAGCAGACCGCTCGATCCCATGCAGTTCCAGTCCGATCCCGAATACCAAGCCGCTTTGGCCGCTCAGGCCATGCGAAGGGTGACGGCGCAGGACCACGCTGCAACGGCACAAGCGCTCCAAGTGCAAGCGGGACAGGCGGCGATTGCCGCGGTCCAGATGCAGATGGATTCTTTGCGCGATCGCATTCCAGACATCGACATTATCACGGCCGAACCTGCACAGGGCGGCCCGATCGTGACCGACGCCATGGGGCAGATCATCCGCGAAAGCGACAACGCCGCGCTGGTTGCCTACCACCTCGCGAAGAACCCGAAGGAAGCTCGGGCCATCGCCAACATGCATCCCATCCAAGCCGCGCGTGAACTCGGAATGATCGAGGCGCGGCTTTCCAGCCAACCCGTACGGCGTGTCAGCCAAGCACCGGCACCAGTCCAGACCGTTTCAGGCGGCCAAGGATCGTCTTCGCGCGATCCCGGCTCGATGTCGTTCAAAGAGTACGAGCAATACCGCATGAGCGGCGGAGGCTGATCCGGTCCCAAACCAACGGACCTAGATCCCTATGCCGAATACATTGATTACCCCAAACATCATCGCCAAAGAGGCGCTGATGCAGTTGAAGAACAACCTTGCGATGGGCAATCTCGTCTACCGGGATTACACCAAGGAGTTCGTGAAGGTTGGCTCCACGATCAGTCTGCGCAAGCCGGTTCGCTTCGTGGCCTCGTCCGGCGCTACGCGCGTCAACCAAGACGTGCTGGAAGGCACCGTACCGCTCGCGATCGATCAGCAGCGCCACGTCTCGTGGAACTTCACGTCCAGCGAACTGACGCAGACCATCGACGAGTACAGCGAGCGCTACATTAAGCCGGCCATGCTCGAGCTTGCTCAAGCGGTCGAAACCTCGCTGACTGGCCTTTACACCAGCGTCAACGATTGGGTCGGCACCGCCGGCACCACACCAAGCACCTTCCTGCAGCTTGGCGCGGCACGACAGCGCCTTGTCGAGAACAGGGCTCCGATGGGCGACACGCTCAACGCGGTACTTGATCCGGCCGCGTCGCTTCTGGTCGCCAACGACCTCAAGACGTTGTTCCAGCCGGAGAAGACCCGCACGGCTCTTGAGCGCGTCAAGATCGGCAAGTACGCCGGCTTCGACACGTACGAGGCGCAGTCGATCATCTCGCATACGGTCGGACCGCTTGGCGGCACGCCGCTCGTCAACGGCGCCAGCCAGCATTCGAACTCGACACCGCAGGCCAACAGCCAGACGATCGTGACGGACGGCTGGACCGCTGCGGCTGCGGCTCGATTGAAGGCAGGCGACGTGATCACGTTTGCGGGCGTGTTCGCCATCAACGCTGGCACGCGCACGGCCTACAGCCGACTTAAGCAGTTCACGGTGCTGTCGGACGTGTCGTCGGACGGTTCGGGCAATGCGACGCTGACCATCAGCCCCGCCATCGTCACGACGGGCCCTTACCAGAACGTGTCGGCGGCTCCCGCGGACAACGCGGCCATCACGGTCGTTACTGGTACGGCATCGACCGCGTACCCGCAGAACCTCTGTTTCCACAAGAACGCCTTCGCTCTGGTGTTCGCAGACCTCGACATGCCAGACGGTGCGGCATTCAAGGCCCGCGAGAGCGCGGACAATATGTCGGTGCGTGTCGTCAAGATGTACGACATCGACAACGACCGCGACGTGATCCGTCTCGACATCCTTTACGGCGTCAAGACGATCTATCCTGAACTGGCCGTGCGGTTGACCGGCTGATGGGTAACAGCCTGATCAATGGGCCGGAGGTGGCGGCGCAACAGCCCGCCACCCAACCGCCAGCCGATGTGGTTCCTACGTGGGGCTACAAAGGCGACAAGTCGCAACTGTTCGACCTGAAGCCGGGGGAGAAACTTCCGGCAGGTTGGTCAGACACACCCAACGCTGCGCCAGAGCCGGAGCCGGTGAAGAATGACGACGGCGCGTGAAATTGTCCGGCGCGCACTGCTGCGCCTTCATGTAATCGATGTGTTGCATCCCGTGTCCGCGGAAGAAGCGGCGACGGGGTTGGCATATCTCAACGACATGATGGCGCAGTGGCCTGCAAACGGCGTTGATACTTTGTCGCCGTCGTTTGCCTTGGATGACACGTTCGTGTTCTTCGTGCCGCCGCGGCTGCTCGACTCGCACACGATGGAAAGCCTCACGTACGCAGGTACGTGGAATGCGGCAACCAACACGCCGACGCTGGCGAATGGAAGCGGCATAGAGGGAACCGTCTATCGGGTCGGCACGCAAGGAACAACCGCGCTCGACGGCATTGCGTCATGGTCGGCCAACGAGTTCGTGGTTCTCGGCCGCACCGCATCAGACACGAATTCCCCAACGCTGACGTGGCAAAAAGGCTTGAGCAGCGCTCGCCACCACTTTGGCGTTATTGCGATGCTGGCGATGAGCCTTTCTGACGATTTCGGCAAAGCCCCATCGCAACAGCTTGCAGACGACGCCAACGACGCTTGGCGCACGTTGCTGTCAGACTTCCAGAAAGTGCCGTACGCCACGTTTGACCCCGGCCTTACGCGGCTTCCCTCGCGCCGCTGGCCTTACTCAGTGCCAAGCTCGTCAACCTGATGGCCATCGTCCCTCTCGCCCTCCCCTCAGGTTCGAGCCCCGCACGTCACGGCCACGCTGGCGCGACAAGGCTTGTGAACTGCTACCGGGAAGACGTAGGCGAGGAAGGAAAGAACCCGTTCAATCTTCACGCTTGCGACGGGTTCGATCTGTTCGCCACGGCGAGCGCGGCAAGCCAGGTGCACGCGATTTTTGCTCTGAGCGACGCCGAAGCCTACGCGAAGATTGGGAGACAGATCATCCGCGTCGATGCAGCAGGTGCGTTGACATCGGTCGGTGGTGTGCCGGCGGATGGGCTGTGCACCTTCGCTCGCAATCGCGCGGTTCCGACTGAAACCGTGCTGGTCTCTGACGGTCTTGTCTACAAGATCGTTTCCAACGTGCTGACGCAGATCTCAGACCCGGATTTGCCGCCGGCCACGAGCGTGACGCAAGTTAGCGGGTACTTCGTGTTCCAGCTTGCGGACGGGCGTATGTTCGCTTCCGAACTGGACGCCACGAACGTGCTTCCAACAGACTTTGCGGCTGCAGCGTCCAACCCGGATGGCGGCGTGAGGTGCTTTGCTCGTGGGCAAGACCTGATCTCGTTCGGCACACGATCAATCGAATTCTGGGTGGATCAGGCCAACGAAGGTTTCCCGTTCGGATTGGTGACATCGCGCAGCATCGGCCTGCTTTCTGCCCGCGCCGTGACCGATGTTGATCAGACGACGGCCTTCGTTGCGCACGACCACACGGTGCGCATCCTGCAGGGTTACGATCCCGTTATCATCTCCACGCACGACATTGACCGCCTGATCCGTGCCGAGTCCGATCCGAACGTCATCACCTGCTTTAGCTGGACCTCTGACGGGCATGTCTTCCTCGCCGTGTCTGGCTCCGATTGGTCGAAGTGCTACGACCTCACAACGAAGCGCTGGCATGACCGAGAGAGCTACGGCTTGAACCGCTGGCGCGTGAACTGTGCTGCCAGGTTCGGCAACACGACGCTGTTCGGGGACTATGAGAACGGCAAACTGTACCGGCTCAATCCAGATACCTACACCGAAGCGGGCGAGCACTTGATCGTGACGGCGCAACTTCCGCCGACGCATGGCTTCCCGTACCGCATCCAGCACAATACGCTCTACGTGGACATTGTGCCTGGCGTCGGCCTCGTGTCGGCAACCGAAAGCGTCGCCAATCCTCAACTCATGATGGATTACAGCGACGACGGTGGGGAGAACTGGTCAACGCAGCGGTTCGCGAGCATTGGTCGCGCGGGTGATCGGCTCCGACGTATCCAGTTCAATCGCCTCGGCATGTCGCGCGGCCGCACGTACCGGCTGAGCGTGTCTGCTGCCGTGGCGCGGTCACTTGTTGGCGTTTCGCTCGATATGGAAAAGTTGGCGGCGTGAGATGGCCGACATTCCCCCGCCTCCGATCAATACGCCAGTGCAAGACGCCCAAGGCAAGCTGACGCCTGAGTGGGTGCGGTGGTTCAAGACACTTGAGAAGATCATCAAGGGGCTAGCATGAGCATATTCGGCGGCCTGTTCGGCAAGTCGCAACAGCGCGACATGACGAGCGCCTACAATGACAGCCAGGCACGGCTTGATGCTTCACGTGGAACAGCTCGATCCGACATCACCGGCGGGCGTGATCGCGGTCTCTCCTACATCACGCCGTATGTGCAGAGCGGGCAGCGCGGGCAGACGGCCTACGAGAACACGCTAGGTCTCAACGGCCAAGCCGCACGCGACCAGCAGTTTCAAGAGGGCTACGTCAACGACCCGGCCGGGGCCTACCGCGCGCAGCAAGGCCAGACGGCGATGCAGAACTTGCTGCGCAAGTACAACGCCAGCCCGTCCGGCGTGAACAGCGGCGCGGCCATGTACGGCGCAGGACGCCTGACGATGGACCGCTTCGACAAGGATTGGGGCGACTACCAGAACCGCCTCATGCAGCTTGGCCAGCAAGGGCAGCAGATGGCCGGCCAGGCGGCAGGAATGGAGTTCAACACCGGCAACCAGCTAGCCGACCTCGAAATGGGCTACGGCAACACGTCGGCGGCGAACCGGATCAACTACGGGAACGCCATGGCGGCGAGCCGCAATACCGGGTTGAACAATTTGCTCGCGATTGCGGGTACTGCGGCGCGGTTTATGCCAATTCCAAGGAAGTGACACCATGGCTGGTTTCCGCCTTCCCGCCTATGACTACCCGCAAAACGCTCTTCTGAACCTCGCACCGATCAACGCGGCGATCACTGACTATCGCCAGCGCGAGCAGCAGGCGTTCGACAACGAGCGCCAGAACAAGTTGCTCCAGCTTCAGCAAGACCAATTCGGCCTGCAGAAAGGCCGGTTCGGCATGGAGCAGCAGCGGTTCACAAGAGAGCAGCAAGAGCGAGACCAGACGTTCCCGCTGGAGCTTCAAGGAAAGCGCGCGCAGATCGCGCAGACGCAGGCCAGCACGGCGGCGACAAACGCTCAGCTTGGCCAGATTAGAATGCAAACGCCCGACGAGCGCGCCAAGATCGCCGGGCAATATGGCCTGCAGCCGGGAACGCCTGAGTTCAATACGTTCGTTCTAAATGGTCAGTACGCGCCTGCAGATCCAATGAAAGACCTGATCCGGGGCATGTTGCCACCGGCAGCAGCACCAAGCGCTCCGCAGCAAGGTCAGCCTCGCTTGCAGCCGCAGTCCATGACCGGCGAACCAGACCAGCCGCAATTGATCCAGACGCAGACGGCAGCACCACAGCCACAGCAGCCTGACGCCAGCATGGTCGATACGCCCATGGGGCCGATGCCGCGCCAGAGGGCGCAAGCGTTGGGGTTTGCACTTGCGCTTCAGGGCAAGGGTGACGCCGGCAAGATGATGGCTGGCGAGCCGGGGCTTGGGAAGACAGCGGCCAACGACATTGATGAGAAAATCGTCAACAGCCTGAATCTCGTGACGCGAATGCAGGGCATCGCAGACACGTTCAAGCCGGAATACCAAACCATCGGAACGCGCCTCGGCATGGCTGGCGCTGGATGGATGGCTAAGATTAACCCAAGCAAGGTCGATCCTGAAACGGCAAAGAAGTTGTCGGAATACGCCGTGTACCGCCGTCGTGCGGCTGAGAACGTGAACACGACAATTAAGGAAATCACCGGCGCCGCCATGAGCATCCCCGAGGCGCAGCGCATCCTCGCGCAAGTGCCGAACGCCGGCACCGGAATCATGGATGGCGACGACCCGATCACGCTCAAAGCGAAGCTCGACGACGTGATGGGCCAGACGACCTTGATCGCAGCGCGTATGGCATGGCTGAAGAAAAACAACCCGCAGCTTCTCGACCAGCTTGCCAAGCGGAAAATGGAAGGCGTTGAGACCGTATTCCCGCTCGACAAGATGCGCGGCATGATGAACGAGCGGAAGAACCAGATTTATCAGGAACTCAAGCAGCGCGCTCCGAATGCCACCCGTGAGCAATTGTTGCCCTTCGTCGGTCAGGCTCTCAAGCAGGAGTTCGGCATCTAATGGGCGAACTCGACGAGCTTCCCGACGCAGTTGAACTACTCAGGGTGCAACAGCGCCAGCCAGGGCCGATCAATCAAGACCCGCTGCGCTACGGCACGCCAGCGCCTCGCCCACGGCCACGCCCCGCCGAAGCTACGTCACCCCAGCCGCAGCCGCAAATGCCAGCGGCAGCCCCCTCCCAGCCCGTTGGCGACCCAACGGAAGAATGGGCCGGGATGATGCGGAAGCACAACGTCGAGCGTGGCAAGTGGGGCGAACTGGTCGATCAGGTCTATGGAGCAGATCGACAAGGTGTTACGCCGCGGACAGGAAATCCAGCGCTCGACGCTGATCTGCAGGGCTTTGCGCAGCGGTTCCCCGGCATTGGCCGCGTGCCGGAACAACCCGCCGCGCCACAGATGCCACAGGCGCAGGCGGGACCAGCGCCCCGCCAAGCGCCGCAAGTGCAGGACGAACTACCAGACGCCGTGGACATCATGCGAGGCGGTGGGCAGCCCGCTGTGAACCCGAACTCAGAACCCGACGCGCCCACCTGGCTTGGCCGGCGCATCCAGGACGTGCGCGGCAAGCAAGACCCACGGTATCAGAACCTCCCTAACATCTCGGCCGTGCTGCAGAAGGAAGGCGGCCACAGCATGGGCGGCGAGATCGCCTCATGGATGCTCGGTGCTGGCGATCAGGACATGAGCAAGAGCTATCAAGCCATGCTCGGCCGCCGCTACATCGGCACGGAAACCGACGCCAACGGCTATCCGATTATCGTCTATCGCGGCCAGGACGGCAAAGAAGCTCGAGCCTACGTCAACAACCCCGGTCTTGACGCACAGGACGTTGGCCGTGGGCTTTATGGAGCGCTGCCGTTCGCCAAGGCTGGGCAGGTCGTGGCTGGCATGGTGAAAGGCGCTCCGCTGCTTGGGCGCATGTTTGCTCAGGCTGGCGGCCAGGCGGCAACGTCGGTAGCCCAGGATGCGGCGGCGGTGGCAACCGGCGTATCCGACTTTGACCCGGAACAGAGCGCTGTCAAGGCAGGTGTAACCGCTGCCGGCGGCGCAGGTGGAGAACTGCTTGGCGCTGCCCTGTCCCCGATTGCACAGCGCATTGCGCAACGCCGTTACTACGATGCCAACACGGGACAGTTGACCGAGGAAGGCATGCGGATGGCTCGCGCTGCCGGTGCCGACCCACAGACGGTCTCACAGGAGTTTGCTACGGCGTTCTCAAAGGCGCTTGCTGGAAAGGCAGATCCAGAGGCGGCATTCCGTGAGGCCACGGGCAAGGAATTTGGCATCCGCCGCAGCATCGGGGAAATTACCGGAAACCGAGAGCGGTTGTTGCACGAGCAGCAGATGCGCGGTGGTACGCTGGGACAGACCGCGCGAGAAGCTGCAGAGAAGTTTGACAAGCTGCAACAGGCTGACATTGAGCAGGCCGTGCGCGGCGTGTCGCCTCCGGGAGCGCCGAATAAATCGATTGCCGAGACGATTGCGCCGACCCGCAAGGCTGAACTCGCTCGCACGATGGGCATTGACGACACGGGCAGCAACATCGGCGGCAACACCAACGACGCTTTCAGCATCGCCCGCGAAGGCGAGCGCAAGGCGTGGGAAGCGGTGCCGAAGGTCAAAGCGACCTCTGATGCGCTGAACGAGCTAGACAGTGTGATCGCCAAGAACTTCGAGTCGCGCGGCGGCGTCATGGTGGACGATGCGGTCACGCCGATGGCCGCCAAGATGGCCAAGGAACTCGATAGCTTCAAAGCGGGTGAGACGCCATCCAAGGCGGCAGGTGTGCTGCCATCGTCACCCGCTGGCGATGTCGGCACCATGCGCAAGCGCCTGCTCGCAATTCGCAACTCCGCAGCGACGTCGGAAGACCAGCGCGCGGCAAAGGCGATCTATGACTCGTTCATTGATTGGGAAGTCGTTGCGGCTGAGAAGGCGGGGAACATCGAAGCGGCAGCACTGGCGAGAACGGCACGTGACGCAACGAAGCAATTGCATCAGATATTCGACGGGCCAAAGGGATCGGCAGGCGCACAGATCCTCGCCAAAGTGTTGGAAAAGACAGACACCCCAGAGGGCATTGTCAATGCGCTATTCACCGGACCAAATTCCAACACGAAGAACGGCACGTTGACTGCGCTCAACCATCTCAAGGCAGCTTACGACACGTATCTCGAACCGGCCGCGGCCAAGCAGGCATGGGACGACATCCGCCTCGCTTACTGGCTCAAGTTCGTAGGCGACAAGGGGAACGACGTGAAGACGCCCGGCAACCTCGCCAATGCGATCAAAAGCATGATGGGATCGCAACCAACCATCGTGAAAACGCTCTACAGCCGCGAGGAAATAGACCTGTTCCGCCGTGTCGCTGCGGCCATGGAAGACATTCGAAAGAAGAACCCGAACACGTCATGGTCTGCGATTGGCGTGGGCCAGTTGATGAAGGACATAGGCGGGGTACTCTTGCAGGCCATCGGCTGGAATAGCCCGATTGCAAGGACTGTAGCGGCTCCCGTGACCAAGATGTTCTCTGGTCAGTACGGCGCGACCTCGGCAAAGAACGCATTCGGCAACCTGCAAGGCGCAAACCTCCCAGCGATCTCGCCATCCTTCGGCGGATACGGCGGCGCTATCGGGTCGCAGTCACAGCAGTAGCTTGAACGCTTCGAGCTTCATCCAGACGAATATGACCTTCGCCACGATCAGAATGATGACGAACAGCAAGGCCCAGAGTGCGCGTTCCAGCATGGAAGCACCATGGCAGACCGCATGACCCCGCATCAACGGGCAGCGTATGACCGGGCTCGAGTTGTCCCCGACGACACGTTCCTACAGCCGGCAGACCTGCAAAGCCCGCAGCCGATGCCGCGGAACTACCTGGCAGACTTGGCCCGCGAGTACGGGATGCCCAGCATCTCGGACCGGCTGAACTCGCCTACGTCTGGAATAGGAATGCTGGTCGATGCCGTTGGAGGTCTCGGCAACGCCCTCGTGGTGCAACCTGCTCAATCCTTCAACCGCCTCCTTCAGCAGGGCTACGAGCCCGGCAACCCTCAATCAGCAGAGGATGCATTCAACGTGGCGGGTGCCGCCATGGCGAGCGGCGGTGCTGGCCTCCGAGGGGCAAAGGAACTTGGATTTGACGTAGTTCGCGCCGGCGACGAATTGGCCGTCTACAACAACGACGCAATCAGCAACGTAAACATGCTATTCGCCAACGGCGGCAAACAAGGCGCTGCCGTGGGGGCGGCTGCAAATGCCGAACAGCAAGACAAGCGCGAACTGAAAACGATCCTCGACAAGTACGGCTTGGGCCAACTGCTCCAGCCAACCGACTGGGCTCGCAAGATGCAGCCCGGCGACGCCTGACACCTTCCATCCTTGTTCCGCGTACCTCACAACTGAGGGACACGCTACCCCATGCCTGATTCCGGGTTTATCTTCTCGCCAGCGCAACGGCTGACGAGCGACGACCTTGCCGCGCTCAACGGCGGCTATATCGAGGTCTATGCTGCTGGTACGTCCACGCCGCAGGCGGTCTATTCCGACGCAGCGCTGACAAGCTCGCTCGGCAGCACAGTCTACCTCGATTCGTCGGGCAATCCTGTGGCGAGCCAGGGATCGTCCACCAAGGTCACTGTCTACACCGGCGCGGCCAAGGTCAAACTGATTATCAAGACCAGCGCGGGCGTCACGGTCCAGACGATCGACAACCTGCAGTGCGCGCAGGATACCTCCCTGCTCAGCAGCGGCGGTTCTGGCTCCGGCATTACTGGCGTCACGTCGAAAAGCGCAAATTTCTCTATTGCCACGTCTGACAACGGCCAATGGTTCTCAGTCGATCCAACTTCGGGCGCTGTGGTGGCAACGCTGCCAAGTGCTGTCACTGCTGGTAACGGTTTCGCGATCGGGATCATCCATGCCGGAGCCAGCACCACCAATCGAGTGCGCTACCAGACCGTCTCATCACAGACGATCGCCATCAACAACGCATCCATCACCAGCGGTACGCTGACGGCCTACATGCACAGCGTGTGGCTTGTTTCAGATGGGGCCAATTGGCGCGCAATCGGCCAGCTTCCCCCTGGCATTTATGGCGACGTTCCCAAATTTCGTGTCGCATCGCGACTGACTGCGCCGCCAACTTCCCCTACGTCTGGCGCTCGCTACATCATCAACGGGTCCCCGACAGGTGCTTGGGCCTCATATGCCCAGCACGATGTCGTTGAGGCAGATGGTCTTGGCGGATGGACCAGGATTACGCCTCCGATTAACTGCGGATGGCTAGCGTACATTGAAGCCGAACAAACCTACACAGCATTCAAAGCGTCTGCGTGGGTCGATCAAAGCGGCATGTCTGCGCCGCAGTCGTCGAACCTCAAGACGATGGTGCTGACGCACACAGCAGCATCGGGAACAGCGGCGCCAGCCTCGACCGCTACGGCATGGACGAAACGCACGCTTAACACGACCAACGAAAACTCCATCACCGGAGCGTCGGTCGCTTCAAGCGTGGTTACGCTGCCGACGGGAGAATACCTGATCCGTGGCTGGCAACAGTTCGACAACTCGGCTTCGGCCAGCGCTGGCGCGGCCAAGGTCCGGCTGCGCAATACTACGACCAGCACCAGCTATGACGGATTTGGGTCGGACGTCCATTCGGACGGTTCCAACTACTCCAATTCGCCGTCGATCCCTGTGTTCGCTCGGGTCACTGTGGCGGCGGCTACCGAGAACTTCGAATTGCAATACTACACCAACAGCTCGTCGGTTGCGCTCGGCAACGTCCAGTCGATTGCGGGCGTGAGCGAAGTATGGGCAGGGCTGGAGATCATCAGCCTATCATCCCTGCAAGGTCCGCAGGGCATTCAAGGTATCCAAGGAAACCCTGGCGCAGACGGCGCAGATGCCGGATGGAAGTACACATGGTCGTCGAACACCAGTGCAACCGATCCAACATCAGGCGGCGTCAAGGCGAATAATGCCACGTTGGGATCGATTACCGCAATCTACATCAGCGAGACAGACGCGGATGCCAACGGCCTAGCCAGCGAGATTGCTACGTGGGGCTCAAGCTCGAGCGCGACGAAGAGCACCATCAAGATCGGGAATGCCTCTGGCATGGTGCTGTTTAAGGTCACCAGCCTGACCGACAACGGCACGTGGGTGACGCTGACAGGAACGGTGACGGGCTCGCGCGGGTCGTTGTCCGGGACCGTTCGCGTGGCCCCGGCGCAAACCGGCGATAAAGGCGATACGGGCGCGACTGGCGCCACAGGCTCGGCTGGCCCAACTGGCGCAACCGGCGCAACGGGTCCGAACACCGGCCTTGATTACGCATGGGATACCGGCACGACCGACGCCAACCCCGGCAGCGGAAACCTGCGCGTCAACAACGCGACGCTTGGATCAGCGTCGTTCGCGTACATCTCCAAGACCGATCGACCTGGCAACTCTCAAGGCACGAACATCGACCAGTGGGACGCCAGCAATAACACGGCGCACCTTGGCACGTTGCGCGTGTTCGACGTGGCGACGCGGACCAAGGGCTTTACGGCCGAGGTGACGACCGCGTTCACGGATGGAACCACCTACTGGAAAATCCCGCTCAACTCGATTTCGGTGCTGTCCGGTGGCGCACCAGCGGCAAGCGACGTACTGGCCGTCATGTGGAGCCGAACGGGTAACAAGGGTTCTGACGGTGCAGGATCGTTCACAAGCCTTTCGCCCGGTGCTGGTCTAACCAGCAACGTAGGTGCAGCTGCCCCAGGCAGCGCAATTACAACAAGCGGAACGCTATCTGCCGCAGCGCTGGTCAACGCCCAGACCGGCACAACCTACACAATGGTTGATGGTGATCGCGCCAAACTGGTGACGTTTGCAAACGCCGCTGCTGTGGCCGTCACGTTGCCGCAAGCTGGAGCGTCAACGGCGTTTCAATCCGGTTGGTTCTGCGATGTGCTGAATGCAGGATCGACAACCGTCACGATCACGCCGACGACGAGCACGATCAACGGCGCAGCGACGTTCATCCTCAACCGCAATCAGTCGGCACGCATTTACTCGGACGGCACAAATTATCAAGTCTTCCAAGGCATGAGCATTCGTGCTTCTGTCTCGACCGTATCAAGTGCGAGTACCTGCGATATTGGCGCGGTGGCATCGCATCGCGTCAGCGTGACCGGAACAACCACGATCACCAGCTTTGGCACCGTACCGCATGTGCTGCGGTTTGTGACGTTCGCTGGTGCCTTGACGCTGACGCACAACGCAACCACACTGATCCTGCCAGGCGGCGCGAACATCACAACGGCGGCCGGTGACGCCGCAGTGTTCATGTCGGATGCCTCTGGAAACTGGACCTGCATCAGCTACTCGCGCGCAAGCGGTAAGCCTATTATCCCGTCAGCGTTCAGTGAACTTACCGCGCAAGCGGCCGGGCTGGCGGCGGCACCATTTGGCCCGTTCACGAGCCTGGCCAGTGCTAGCACGGCGGACCTGTCGAGTGTTGCCACAGTCGGCGTCAACATCACCGGGACGACAACCATCACGTCCTTTGGCACGGGTGAGAACCTGCTGCGGATCTTGCGCTTTGCTGGCGCGCTTACGCTGACGCACAACGCCACGTCGCTGATCCTGCCGAACAACGGCAGCAACATCACGACGGCGGCGAATGATCGGCTGATCGCATTGTCGGATGGGTCTGGAAACTGGACAGTTGTAGTCTACGAACGAGCAAGCGGTGCACCGCTAAGCAGCAACGTCGCGCTGCTGAATGCGTCGCAATCTTGGACTGCGCAGCAGACATCGACGATTGCGACACTCACGGATGCTGCCAATATTTCATGGGACGTGAGCGCGGCGCAGAAAGCGCAAGTCACGCTGGCGGGTAACCGCACCGTCAACGCCGTGAGCAATGCCGTCGCGGGCACGACCTATCTGCTGTGGGTGATCCAGGACGCCACGGGCAGCCGCACGCTGACGTGGACCACATCGGGTGCGGGTTCATTCGACTTCGGCACGGACGGCGCACCGACGCTCACCACGACCGCAAGCCGGGCTGACCTTTTGGCTTTCGAGGCAATCAGCATCGGCGGCACGCTGAAATTGCGCTTTGCCGGCATCAAGAAAGGGTTCTCGTGATGCCGATCTGGTTTCCTTCTACGATCATGGCGAGTAGCGGTGCCGCGGGATATCGATATCACCGTCTGTATGTGTCTCTGCTTCAGACCGGAACCGAGTTGATCATTCAAGAGGCAGAGTTTCTGATTGGCGGGACGGATGGCGTGCCGTTGCTCACGTCCAACACCAGCGCGTCTCCTATTGTTGTCAGCGCTAGTGCGATTTTTTCCGGCACGTACGACGCGTGGAAGGCGTTCGACAACACGACGAGCGGGACTGGATGGGACACGAACTCTGGAGCGATCCCTGCGTGGCTCAAGGTCGATTGGGGCTCTGGTGTAATCAATGCACTGAGCGGGTTCAGCATGACGCCGCTTGGCAATTCGTATGCCCCGAAAGACTTCAAAATTCAGGGCTCGAACGACGATAGCGCGTGGACTGATCTTTACACGAAGACCGGCGAAGCCTCGTGGGGCTCAACGGAAAAGCGAACTTACTCATTCTGAGGCTGGCGCATGTCCTACAGCTATACCCTTCCCGACAATCGCTTGCTTTATGACGGCCTGCCGTTCGAGTGCGACGGCGTTGCCTATCCGCCGAACTGGCTGTCACTGGCCAGTGCCGAAGATTTGACAGCGCGCGGCATTACCAAAGAGCCGATTCCGCCCCCTTCCGTCACAGACATGAAAGACGAGCTCAAGCGGCGGGTCGATGATGATGCGGAGCGCGTTCGCCTGCGATACATCACACCCGGCGTCGGCATGGCCATGACCTATCAGGAAAAGAAAGACCAGGCCGTAGCTGTGATCGCCATGGGGCAGGCGTCTGCAAACGCGCTGGCGAACAACGGCGCGGCAGAGTTTCCAACGCTCTCGGCATCGGTGCCGATCGAAGCCGCCAACCTCTACGCCGCGGCACAGCTCGTCATCGCTCGATATGAAGCCTGGGCCGCACTGTCACGTCTGATCGAAAGCGCCCGACTGTCGGGAAAAAAAGCAATCAGTGATGCGTCGGATGCGGCTGCCGCGCGGGCCGCTTACGAGGCGATCACATGGCCGACGAACTAAGAGACTGGCGGCTTAAGAAGCCCGGCGTACACACGCGCGAGGTCCACAAGGAAGCACTGCCCGCGGAGGTCGTTGCCCGCATCGAAGCGCTGGAGCAGGGCATTGCAGACCTCGTCGCGGAGAACTCAAAGCAAGCCGCAATCCTTGCAGACCTGATGGATACGTTTTCCAAGCACGTCCACGCTCCCCCGGCTGAAATGGCCGAACTCGCACAGCGCGTGCAGGCTCTTGAAGCCCTTGCGAACAAGAGGGCAGCATGAGCCAGCCATGGATGGACACGGCCTGGTCTCACATCGGGCTACACGAGACCGCCGGGAAGGGCGCGACCGCTGAAATCGTCGGCATGTACGCCAAGGCGGGGCACCCCGAGGTCACGTCTGACGAGGTGCCATGGTGCGCGGCGTTCGTCGGCGCATGCCTCAAAGACGCTGGCCTGCCAAACACGGGAAGCCTGCTCGCGCGGTCGTATCTTGAGTACGGCACCAAGCTCGATAGCCCCAAGGTCGGCTGCATCGCGATCTTCAAGCGCGGCGCTCCGCCGTCTGGTCACGTGGCATTCGTCACCGGCTGGGGGCAAGGGCATGTCCGTGTGATTGGCGGCAATCAGGGCGATGCGGTATCCGAGGCGCGGTTCAAAGAGGCCGACGTACTCGGCTATCGCTGGCCGCCGGAAAAGCAGCCGGCCGCGGTCGTCAACGCCACGAAGCCAATAGCCAAGTCCGGCACCGTGTGGGGATCAGCAGCCGGGGCTCTGGCCGCGGTCGGCGCGTTCTTTGAGCAATCCGCCGCCGCCGTCATCGAATGGGCGTCCAAGTTGGCCGAGTTCGGCCCAGCTCAGTCCGCCCTCGCGTCGATGGGCGGAAACGTAAAGTCGATCACGTTAGGGCTTGGGATTGGATCGGCCATCTACGTCATCAGCCGGCGGGTCAAAGCCAAGCAGGAGGGCAACGCCGGATGATCCTGCTATCCACCATCCTTGCCCGCGCTACGGCTGCATTCGCCGGCCACGGGCTTGTCATCGGGCTTGTTGCAGCTCTCGGTATCATGGTCCTGACCTGGGACCGCGGCAGGATCAATGCCGCTGTAAATCGTGGTGTAGCGTCGGAACGTGCGAGCGTAGAGAAGCGAGGGGAGATCAATGCTCGCAAAGCTGACGAAGCCCGCCGTTCTGTTGAGCGGCTTCCTGCTGACAGGTTAAGGGATCGGCACTTCAGAGATTGATCACTCAAGGCGGGCGAACTGGCCGTGAGTATTCAAAGCGGCCTTGCAATATGCTGCGTACGCATCTTGTTTATCGACAAAAACGCCAAGATGGACTGTCTTACCGCCGCGCACAATGCATGCCCGCCATTTGCGGCATTCAGCGCTCCAGCTCACTCCCTTCAATCCAGACTTGTTTGTACTTTTACGCTTTGCGTTCCTCATGTTCTCGTGACGGGTTGCCAAACGCAAGTTATCTAATCGATTGTCAGAGCGAACCCCATTGATATGATCAATTTGAAGTTTAGGCCATTCTCCATATACGTACATCCACGCAAGTCTGTGTGCTGTCATAGGGCGTGAGTTAATGTTGATGTAAATGTACCCGCGGCGGTGCAGAGTTCCTGCGCGTTTTCCGGACACTTGACTGCGATATCCTGCCATTTGGCGCCAATGGAAATGGCCAGTGGCAGGATCGTAAGTCAGCAACGACTGGAGTTCGGATTGTGTGATGCGTTCCATAAGAGGACCATAGCACATGACGAAAATACTAGCTGCCTGCGCCATGAGTTTGCTCACAGGATGCGCATCAGGAAGCATCGACTTCAACGGCCCGACAGATTCTGCTTGCAAGTCGTTTAAGCCGATCCGCGCGAGCAAGCAGGACACGGAAGACACTAAGCGCCAAGTCATCGGCCATAACCGTGCCTACGACGCCGTCTGCCCCGGCCAGGGAGCGCCTTCACAGAAGGTAGCTGCAAATGGATGAGCTCGCTCAGCGAATACCTGCTTGGCCAGATAGCGCAAGCGACGCAATCGCTGCAATCAGGGCAGCGCGAGACGCAGCAGAAGCTCGACAAGCTGTCCGAGAAGATGGACGCGCGCTTGACCGACCTCGAGGAACAGTTCGAGGAGAAGCGGGCTTGGGAACAGCGGATCGTCTGGCTGGGATTGGCTCTGTTCGCTTCGATCGTCTTGAACTGGAACCCGGAACGAGCAGGGGAGATACTAGCGTCAGCGCTGCGGGGGCTGAAATGAGCCGACCGCAGCGCATGGGAAAAGAGATCTGTTATGCCCTGCTATTTGCGTTCACGATGATCGCGCTGTTTGGCGTCGGGCAGATCGTCATGTATGCAATCGCCAAATACTGACTGGGGCTTGTTCTCCTATTGCGCAGCTATGCCAGCGGCGCGCTCAATCTCTCGCACTCGGCGCGTGCCTTCTGCAATCAAGTCTGGCTCTCCGCTCTCGTGCACCATGTCGAGAACCTGCCACCGCAGATTACCGAACGTTGGACAGAAACAATCGTACTGATCGCGCGCCCAGCCGTCCAAGTCGAGACACGCTTCGCACGTCTTAAACGTCTTGGGCTCGCCATCCCACACGCCCCATAGGTTGCGGTAGGTTTCACCAGGCTGGATCATGCGCCCGCACTCGCAGCACTTGTGCGGCTTGCGAGCTTTCGGCTTGCTCTCGTGATACGTTGACGGGCCGTCGCCGCAGTCACACATCAGGGCCTTGCTCCTACGGTCACTGAGGAATTGATAGGATACGTGTCGAGCCCCAACCGGACGTCCCCCGGTGCGGCCAAGGTTCGTGGCGAATGTCCGCCGCGTCGAGCACTGCGAACAATTCATTCATCGCGTTCTCGCGCTGCGCTGCGCTGCGCAATCCGACCCGCGTCTCGCCATCCTTCCATGTGCGAACCCACGCGCCATCAATGTGCTTAATCAGCGGTCGGATGCGTCGGCTGGCGGTGTACATGGCGGCCTTACCCCCTCGTCTCGTCGAGCTTCGCAAACTGCTCAATGAAGAAGTTGACTATTCCTTCTTCCTCGGCCGTCTCGGGTCGGTACGCGCGCATCGCCTTGGCAATCAGCGCCCCGTCTCCTGGCTCTATCTCAAACGGCAGCTTGGTTTCCCACACTGGCGCTTCCATGGGGCTCGTTCTCACGTCGTTGGTGGTGTCGGAAGTGGCATCCAGTGCGTAGGCTTCACGATGCCTTTTATGTCGCGGTCGTCATACCACATTCCGGTGCCGCCAAGCTTCGGTTCCCACCAGATGACGCGCACCTTGTCGTCCGTGTCCTCATCTGGACAAAACCCCAAGATCGGAACCGCGACCATCGTTCTTGCGTCTGTCTTGGGAGCCGTCTCTATTGGCCGCCATTCCAACCAGACCTGCTGCGATGTGAAATCCTGCGGCATCTCGGGGCTCACTCCGTCTCAAAATGGGTGGTCATCTGCCATCGTTCTTTCCGGTAGAGGCACCGGGCCAACACGCACAAGCCGGTACTCTCCCGCGTCGTGCCTCACCCCATTGACGATGATTTCGGTCGGGAGGATCAGGTTGCGATGGACGCTCATGGCGTGCAGCGCGTCAATAAGTGCGTCAGTGTCATCGCGATCCATCTCTGGCGTCACTCCACTATTCGTTGATCGGTTCTGGCAGTGGGTGCCAGTACGGAATATCCCAGTCGCCGTTATAGCCATCGGCGTATAACTTCGACGGCAGTCCGTCGCGGCCTTTCCATACTCGCCCCATCCGCCAACCTGTCGGTTTGCCGGTTTTGGTTTCGATGTCGCGCACCCACACCAAGATTGGTGCACCTTCAGGTGCGTTATCTGCTGTGCGCTCCACGGGCCTCGTTCCTCTATTCGGCGTCCACGTCTTCGGGCTCGTCCTGCATGCAGTCGTAGTAGTGCTTATCCACTCGCTTCGTCAGGCCGTCGCCTTCCTTCTCGCCCATCGTGTAGAGCGCGAACAGTTCGTCAGGTGTCGCCTTGCCTTCCTTCACCAGCCGAAGGTTCTCGGCGAACTCCATTAGCGAGTAGGCGTAGGCGCACGCCATGTCCTCTTTGCTGGATCGCAGCGCGCGTTCGACCCCGGCCATCAATCCATCCAGTGATACACGCATGCCTGCCATGGGGCTCGTTCCTTCTCAGTTCTCGCGTCCACCAGCGGGCCAAACCGTTGCCAGTTCGCCAGTGCCGACCGCTTTCCACTTTGTCACACCTTTGCGCGGGCCGATGACGGTGATGACCTCGCCAAACTCCGCATAGCGCCGAGCGGCTTGCGCGGCTTCCTTTGCAGATTTGCAGCCAACCGTCACGGCCGCGGCAATCGCATCGTTGCCGATGTGCGCGAGATATTTGGCCTCGAAGATCGCCGTCATGTCGCTCTCCCGTGTCTGATGTTGAGAACATAAGCCCCATTGACAGTCGTGTCAAGTGCCTTTATACATCGCTTCATGAAGAAAGAAATGCAGACCAGTCACGTGTGCCGAGTTCTGTTGCGCCCCGCTCGCGGCTCGCCGGAAGCGGATCAACGCAGCGACGCGGCAGCCGTGGCTGGTAAAGGTGCACGGCTGCAAGAGTTCACGGGCGACGCCTACGAAGATTGGGCGACGCACGCGCGCCCCGATGACGTGCTGATTGTGCATCGCCTTGAATTGATCCCGCCTATTCGCTCGCGCCGTTGTCCATCACCGGCCAACGCACTGGCGGAAATCAGAGGCGTCATTCGAGGTCGCGGCGCAACGTTGATCGAAAGCAAGACGGCAACCGAACCGGACGCGAAACGCTGGCGGGAAGCTATTGCAAACGTGCGGCGCGGCGCGCGCATCATTCACAAGCGCGAGCGCCTTGTTGCCGGTGGGAAAGCCACGGCGGAAAAGAACAAGCGGGAAAGCCCCGTGCTATATTGGAAGTCGAGCCCGCGCCGCGCTGCGATGCAGGCAATATGGATGTCCCGCGCGTTCGCCAACAGCGATGAGGCGCGCGACGCGGTGAACGTCGAATGTGACAAGCTGGGATTGCCCCGCGTTGGAAGCGTGTCGAGTTGCATCCGTGCGTTTGGCGATCGTGGCATCAAGAGCAAGAGATAGAGGAGTGTTGGCCGATGTCTTTTTTGAGCGAGCCGAACGTGCATGCGATCAGACTATGGGAGCCGGAGCACGAGTGCTGCATCTGCGGCGACATCGGACCGCACAAGCATGCGGTAGCCTACTGCTGCGGGCCGACGCACGACGAAATCGGCGCAATGAGTAGTCAGTATCGCGGTCATGAGGTCGGTGGTATGCCGGCCTGCAAGGTGTGCCACGATCGGCACTATGCAATTGTCGAATAAGGAGCCGGGCCATGCTGACACTACTCCCAAGCGATGCAGTGCAGACACCGACGACCCGCTTGATTGACGAGCACGCAAGACAGCTTGTGCGCATCGCAGAGTTGGAGGCGGGCATGCGCACGTTGGCCGATACCGTTGCTCGTGTCGGATACGATGGCCGCCTTCTGCCGAGCGAAAAGCGCATTGCCTTTCAGTGCGCGCAGCACGTCCGCGACGCGATTGCGAAGCTGAACATTGCAACGAAGGACTGAGGAGGCCCATTCCCACACTGCTCCCACCACTGGCCGGCGGTTCTGAGCAGTTCCCAGCACGTTCCCGCATCGTCCGACCAAACACAACCGAACGCGACAAGATGCTAAGTAGTTGTAAAACTTAGTAAATGATGGCGCACCCAAGAGGATTCGAACCTCTGACCTTTGCCTTCGGAGGGCGCGGTTCGACAGCACGAGTATGCGCAAAAACACCAGGAAAACGCACGTTATGGCGTCGTCGGGCTGGGCGCGATTTCCAGAATGTTCCCACTAGCCAAGAGGGAATCGCCTACTGAGTGAACCCCTGCCGTCCACTCCTTCCGCTCAAGATGACCATAGAGCTTGCTCAACACCTCTATGGTCTTCCATCCCCCGGCATCCTTGACGTACTGGAGGGAGTAGCCTGCCCTCAGCATCCGCGTAGCGAAGGCGTGGCGCCCAAATTCGTGTGGGGCGTAGTAGTCCAGCCCGGCTGCTTGGCAGGCTTCCCGCACGTCCCTGCGCACGTTGGAGGCCCCATTCGGGCCAGACCCGAACAGCCACTTCCGGCGGGGTAGCTCGAGCATCATCGGCACCAGGCGCGGGTGGAGGTCCACAAGCACGGGCTCGCCGTTCTTGGTCCGGCCGATTATGAGGGTGCCGCGGCCATCGTCGAAGTCGCCGGGGCGCCGTCCTAGCGCATCTCCCAACCGTCTCCCGTGCAGGGTGAGGAAGTAGACCAGACACCGCGTGTTGACGCCCATATGCGCCGTGACGGCAGGGAACCAGCTATCGGGCGGAATCTCGATGTGGGTGCGCTCTGCCCGGTCCTTATGCCCCTTAGGCCGCGTCAGCCTTGGGGCGTGCTCTCTGAGCGCCATCGACAGCACGGCAACGACTGGCGTGTAGAGGTGGCGGTTGATGTAGGATGGGGCAGCGTCGGCCTTGAACATCGCCCTACGGGCGGCAAGGATCGCGCTGTCGTCGATCTCTATGCAGGGGCGGGAGCCTAAATGCTGGATCAGCTTCTCGGCGTAAAGCGGCAGCGGATGGCCGGCGTCGAGGTAGTTGGTCAGGGCGATCGCGAAGGTGATCGGTCTGAACGTGCGTGAGGCGTCTTCCTCATAGGCGGCGTTCAGCCGATCCGTTTCCGCCTTTCGCGAAGCTGCTGTACCCGATTCAAGGCTATGCTGGCGTCGCTCATAGGCAATTCCGCCGTCTTGCGTGCGGACCGGCACGAAGCCGCGGGCGCAGTAGTATGGCGTGCCGTCAGGACGCCTTCTGAGGACGACGTGGAGCTTGGATCGGATGGGCTTCTTGGGCCGCATGACGCCTCCAGATCGGCAAAGAAACGGGTGATCAGCGCATCCGTGGTGAGGACTCGCTTGCCGTATCTTAGCGCACATCCGGCGGCCATCATCTGCTCACGCAGGGCGCGTGTGGATGGCCGCACTTCTGGGGCGAACCGATCCAGGGCTTTTTCGATGGGGACGTACAAGCTCATCTCCACCCCCTCAGCTTAACGCCGTCATGCCGGTTGCCCATGCGCTTTCCGTGCGCAACGGTCTTGGTATCTTCTGCCGCCTTGCCGTTCTTTCCCGCATCGCAATCAATGCAGATCGGCCAAAGGTTCTCTGGCACTTCCTTCCCGCCTTCTGCGTGCCTGACGATGTGATCCGCGCGCCAATCGCTCGGCTTTGTTGCGACTAGATCAATCGTGCAGCTGCACACGTGGCAGGTGAGGCACTTCCTGCCGAGCAGGTTGAACCATGCGTGAGTGTCAACGCAGATGCGGCGGGCCTTGGCGCTGTTGCGGTTCATGCTTTTTTTGTTTTCGCCTGCGATAATCCGAGCGCCTTGTTCAGTTCGTCTATTGGCGGCGACTCAGGAGCCTTTTTCATCTCGGGCTGCTCTTTTGGTATAAACGGCTTAATATCTGGCCAATGCTCCATTAGGCGCTTCGTGCTTCGGAATGACCAGAGCTTGGCTCGCAATATATTTCGGGCTGACTCACGCTCCATGTTGAGTTTCATAGATTGAGCAATGAGTTCCATGTATCGCACTTCTAACGGGTGGCCCGCTTCATAAGCTTTATCACGATTTGGTACAGGCCGCTGTTTTGACATTTGCAGAGTAGCGCGTTCTTTGCCAAATAAGACGTGCAGATTCCTTCCTTTATACAACCATCCATCTGGCACTCTTGCCATAAGCTTGCGTTCTGCAGTGGTATAAATATCATTATACACATCATCAGCAAGATAAGCCCATTTTTTGTGCATAAGTTCAATGTCGTTGTTAAACCGATACTTAATGACGGATGTCATGATACTTTTGCGCATCTCGTTCGTGAGTTTCATCACAGCGGCACCGTCGCGAATGTCTCCACCTTGACCGCTTTGCGCTCTGAAATCGGCGGCATGATTTTCGCCACCTTCAGATCCGTCTCAGCTTCGATCACGTCGTGCACCGCATCGAACAGAGCGCAGGCGTCGCGATGCGGCAGCGTGTCAAAGTCGATGCTCTTGCTCTGGATGATGTAAAACAGCGTATCGGCCGCACTGGTGAAATGGATCGGATCAGCCATCGCCAGTTCGGCAGAGATTGCAGCTATCGCTTGCTGCGTAGTCATGTGTTCGGTCTCGACTGACTTGATCACGGCGTATCCCGCTTTCGCCTGCAGCCACTTGCGCAAGTGTTCTTCCGTCGCCGGCTGAAACCTGTGATCCTCTGGCCAGTGTGAGAACGTGGCCTTCAGCATTGCGAAGTAGCGCCGATGCTGTGGAACAGAGCGCGGCTTGCCTTTCGGTTTTGCTTCGATCTCAACGCCGCAGTGTGGACAGTGGCTCATCTTCCGCTCTCCCGATTGGGGCCACTGCCATCCGCCCTGACAGTGGCCCCTATGCGCCCGCCCGCATTCAAAACAATCCGCTTCACGTCTTCTCTATCGACCTCAACGCCATGCTCTCTGAGGTCCACGATTACGTCGTCGATCCCGAGACCCGCTTGGGCCATCTGCACGATCAGGACTCGGATGTGGTGGTCCATAACGGTCGCTTTTACTGAGAAGCGGAAGTCGGCAGCACGATCACGTGCGTGAGATGAATGCAATCGCCCGGAACTTTCACGACTGCGTGACCGGATGCGTTTACGAATGCTCCCGGCTCCTTCACCACGGTTTCCTTCCAACAGTCAGGAAGCCAGCGCGCCATCGGATAAACTCGCAAAGGAGTTCCGACTGGGTGCTCCTCGTTAAACTGATCGCACATAGCCTTTGCGTCCTTGCGCTTTGGTCCAGGCGGACGTGGATCGAAGAACCGTTTGTCGGTCTTTTCGCGCTCTGGTTTCATGTCCGCTTTTCCATCTTTCCTGCCGTTCACTCCGCTGCCATAGGCGTGGAGTCGACATGCTTCGTCGCTTGCACCTTTTCGATCACGGCAGCGACCGCTGGCGCATCAAAATCAGGAATTGCATCCTCGACTTGCGGCGCTTCCTTCACGCCGTACCGTGACGGTTCGTTCTCAAGTGCGCGGTGCATGCTGTCGAACCCAGCCTGTAGCGCCATCAGCGTCATGACCTTCTCGACCTCCGTCCACGACGTGGTGTGCAGATGCTCCACTAGAAGCGCAGCTTTCGCTTTCTTGTCCTCGCCGGACGTTGACGGATGGTGCTTCACCATCAGAGCTTGAATCTCGTCGATCACGATCTGCCGTTGCACACTGCGCCGGTCTCCAGCGGCCACGTATTCGTCGTCAGGAATGATGTCTTCTGACGTGCGCGTTACGTCTGCGCTTTCGTGCTTCGTTGCTTGCGCCAGGAACTCAAAGTGAGGCTTGAACGTATCGAACGTCGGGTTCGGGAATTGCTTTCCGTCAAGCGCCTTGGAACGGTCCTTGAGCACGATCGCAGAGCGCGTGACGGCTTTCGTTTGCAGATCCGTCTCGCGCTCCATCCACACCAGCATGTTGGGCTCGTATCCCAAGCCCTTCTCAGCGGCCATCTTCACGCCGGACTTCTCGATCTGCCGCTTGCCGTTGTCGTCCTCGTACTGCTCGTATTCCCAACCGAGACGGCCGCACATGATGATGTGCAGGTTGGACGACACGAACCGATCCGTGAACCGACCCCATTCGCGCTTGAGGTACGCCCAGTCTTGAAACTCGAGCCGGTTGCGCTTCTTGACGTTCATGTAGCTCTGCTGAAGGTCGAGCCAAAAGTGCGTGATGCTGTCGATCAACAGAACGCTGGCGCACTTCTCGGCTTCGTTGACCGCAGGAACGAGGTCTTTGAAAGCGCGCGTCTTGGCGACCAGCAATTGCAGTCCGGCGCGGTCGAACTCTGGCTTGATCCAGCTCGATCCGTTCTCGGTATCGACGAGGAACACAGGCTTGCCGCTGTCCTCTATCCCGTTGTCCTTGAGATACTTCAGCAGTCCGATCGCGGTCAGCGTGGCCGTGTACGTCTTGCCGCTACCGGCCTCTCCCATGAACCCGATCTTGGCTTTGGCCATGGTGTTCTCTGCTGGCTTGAAAAGGCTCATGGCATTTGCTCCAGATCGTCCACTATCTCTGCGCTCATCGTCATCCAACGCTCTTTCGCCGCGTCGTATTTGGCGCGCTCGTCGGCAAGCTCACGTTCGGCGTGGCGGATCGTCGTCTCGGCTTCCGAGATCGCCAGCGCTTTCTTCTGCTCTGCGTGCGCGATGCGTGCCTGAATGTCGGCAATCACGCGCTGGTGCTGCTTGCACTCGCGCCACGTGCCGTGCAGTGCCGGCGGCGGAAGGTCTGGATCATGCGGAGCAAGCGAGACAACGTTGCCCGTGCTTGGCACGTGGTCGAGAAGCTGCGAGCGAATGCCTTTGAACATCACTCCCTCCGATCAAGCAGCCAATCGACAATCGACGGACCTGCCGCCACGCCGATCAGCACCAACACCGCGATAAAAACCGTGTATTCCAGCCATTCCGTCATCTGCATCCCCACTGGTTCACGTCGCAGTCGTGGCCTCGATCAACTGGAGGCGGTGTCACCGGACTGAATGCAACAATCCCAAGCAGCACGATCCAGCCCGCCACAGTTCCACCGACTACCGCCCAAGCACGGACCATCTGCCACCCCCCGCCGCGTTTCATCATTTCCGCTCGCTCCAGCATCGCGCGGTGGTCTGGATCATCCTTGTTGACAACGACAGTGGCCTTTAGCCGTGCCGTCTGTGCGTTTTTCCATCCCCGCCGCCAGTGCATCGAATTGGTGGAAACGTATGGATGCCCGCGCTCGAATGCGTCCTTGCCTCTGGCCTCGAGGTCGGAAATCATCTGCTTGGTCACGTACTCAAAACGCCGCCGCATTTTTCACCTACTCGTTTGGTACAGAATGGAATGCCGAGGCCGGTGCAATTGATTGGCTATGAAACCGAGCCAGACTGCCCGCCAACCACGCATCACACCTTTGATGCTCTCTGGACGCCTCGGCCCGCCCTGGGAGTCGTGGGCAGCCGTAACTAGAAGGAGCCGGACCAGCTACGGGAGACCCCCGCAAGCTCACGCGCGATCCGGCTCCGCTTCAAGCGGCGTACGAGACGCCGTTGAATCCAACACCGTACGTCGGCGCTACATCGCGCTCGCGTCGGTTGCCTCGGGACGGGATGCTGGCACGTTCCATTAGCTCGTCGCGCTTCGCTGCATGGTGCTTCTCAGCAGCGCGCCAGATCGACTTCGCGTTTTCGTCGCGTTCGAACAGCTTTGGCGAAACCTCCACCCACTCATTGCGGGTGTAGTCGATCTGCAGGCGTACTGCGTGGAGGTCGCCGTCTTCGTCCATGACCATGATGCAGTCTTGATCGACCACGATCATCGCGTCTTTGCCGAACACCGAAATCTCAATGTCGCCAAGTGTGGCGGGGCAGGTGTACTCGATCATGCCACGCGCTCCCCGACGATGGCCACGCAGCGGTCATAGATCGACTTCGATTGCGTCTCGTCGCGCAGGACGGTGAGAAGCTGCCGCGCTTCTGACGATACGATCTGCGGAGGTGTCTGCATCTTGGTCAGATGCTCGGCATTGAGACGGTGAAACATTCCAAAGAATGACTCCCTCATGGCCTGCTCTCTACGCCGCTCGTCCGCTGCTAGCTGTCTCTCTGTCATGGTCATGGCCGCATCCCCTCTTGAGCCTCACCGGGCGACATCAGCGCCGCCCGGCAGTTGCTGATTTTCAGCCGTAGCCGTCGCCGTAGCCGTCGCCGTAGCCGTCGCCGTAGCCGGAGCCGGAGCCGGAGCCGGAGCCGTAGCCGGAGCCGTCGCCGTCGCCGTAGCCGGAGCCGTCGCCGTAGCCGGAGCCGTAGCCGTAGCCGTCGCCGTAGCTGGAGCCGGAGCCGTCGCCGTAGCCGTAGCCGGAGCCGTCGCCGTAGCCGTAGCCGTAGCCGGAGCCGGAGCCGGAGCCGTCGCCGTAGCCGTAGCCGGAGCCGTCGCCGTAGCCGTAGCCGTAGCCGTCGCCGTAGCCGGAGCCGTAGCCGTCGCCGTAGCCGTCGCCGTAGCCGGAGCCGTAGCCGTAGCCGGAGCCGGAGCCGGAGCCGGAGCCGTAGCCGGAGCCGTCGCCGTCGCCGGAGCCGGAGCCGTAGCCGGAGCCGTCGCC